CTTTCGATTTTTTATAATTTTTCAGAACAATAACATGCGTACAATTTGCCAATTCTGCAATGCAAACACGCATATAGTCTTCCCACGTTGCCGCCTTTTTCTTTTTGAGGATACATGATATTTCCTCAAAGTACGCATCAACCCGCTTTCCGAGCCGTATCGGATTGACGATTGTTATATACGGCATATCAGAAAAGAGAGCCTGCAACGCCTTTTCCATTTTGTAAAATTCAGGAGCGTTATTGTGTTTTATCCCTGTAATGGGGCCGGAAATATAAACCGTCATAGCGCCATCTTTATACGCAGTCATATTCTATTTTTGCAGTTGCCGTATTTTTTCAAAATATGATTGAATAGCATCTACTTCAATTTTGTATCCCGCTATCTTTTGCCAATACCACAGCGGCATACTGACCGTTTCTGTTGTATCATCAAAAGCGACCGGTTCAGGATCGGGAAAGAGCGGAAAAACGACATCGTACGTTTCGTAGACATATTCAATTTTAGGACTTGTTGCGCAAGCTGTTATTGACAGCATTAAACTTATCACGGCCACCGCCAGTACCGGATAGCGCTGCTTTTTTCTGATTTCCATGTTGAAAAACCTCCGCTTTTATTTTTGCTTTTTCGCTTTCATAGTATTTTTTATCCGCTTCTTTCCGTGCTGCGTCTTGCGCAATTTCGCGTTCGATTTTCGCCCGTCCCGTTTTCCAGCCGAAAACGAAACAGGTAATTGCAACGATTAAAAGAACGGTAATACACACCACAGCAATAGCAGTAATCATATACACCACCTCTTAACTTGCACCAGGGCAACTTTACCCCAGTTTTATATCCCGTATTTTTTCAAGCCAAATCGAAAAATACACCGGCATAAAAATACCGGCAATCGCAATGCCGGAATAAATAATGTCGTTTGTCTCAAGCGACACTATTCCGAACCCTTTGCACAACGTCAAAACGATAATCCACACAGAAGCAAAAATCTGAGCAAACAAAGAATATTCTTTTGCTCCCGTTTTCTTCTTTTCAGTTTCCGCCAATTTCGTTTTTTCTTCCGTCATAAAAAGCCCCCTTATGCTTTAATGCACTATTTAATTCTGCCTATCAGATACGCAGTAATTGCCGTAACAATCATCGTTAAAACGATACCGCCGATTTTCTTTACCAGTGCAAACGTTGCCTTTGCACTTTTGTTTTCCAATGCGTCAAGCCGTCCGCTTGTTTTATCTTTCCACCCAAACAGCCGGTCAAACTTTTCGTCGATTGCTTTATTGTCGCGCTGTTCAAGCAGATTTAATTTTTCTTGCTCATGCTTCCATTCGATAATCTCTGTAAGCTTTTTACCCATGTCAGAAAATTTTTCATTCATGCTTTCAATCGCTGTAAAAAAATTCCGCTGACTGATAAGTTCTTCGCTTATCTTTTCAAATGATTCTTCTTGCTGGTCAAAGCGTTTCACGAGTTCTTCAACCTGTACTTTAAACCGCGCATCGTTTTCGATGCTCTCTTTTTTCCACTGATACAGCTGAATTAACATTTCTTTCTGCGTCATTCCGCCGACATCATCGCTACCCATTGAGTACCTCCGCTAATCGTTCTTGTTCCTCTTTTGTTAAGTATACCGGCTTACCGTTATTGTCCTCATCGATTGCCGAGACAAACCCGAGTCGCTTCATAAGTTCGCGCTCTTGTGCAATTTTATACTGCACACTCTTAAAACTCATTCCGCTGAATTTGCGGGCAACTGAATCAAAAGTAATTACACCCAATGAAAGAAGCGTCCGCATAGCATTCGCTTCTTTTTGAATATCTACACTCGGCCGCGAGATGCTTGACCACTCGCACTTTAACCACGCGCCGCGCAATTGCCATAAGGCAGGAATAAAAGCAGCCTGCTTAAAGCCGGGAATATCGAGCTGTTCTTGTAAAACCGATTGAACAATGAACTCTGAATAGATAAGCTGGCAAAAGTCTTTAGCGTTTTTGAACGCACGGTATTTTAAGAAAATATCCAGCTCGTTATTTGCCTGCCGTGAAGCGGAATAACTGGAATCGAATTTAAGCATAACAATTTCAGGCGGTATTTCATTTGTCCAGCAAATAGCCGAAACAATTGCTTCTTCAAAGGTTTTAAAATTGACATTCGGACGGTTCGTATTAAAACTCACCGGCTCTTCTCCCGGCGCTAATCCGTCAAGTACCGTACCGGGAGACATTGGAAGTGTTGCAGGAATGCCGCCGACTTTACAATCAACCGCCGCAGGCGTTCCTGCTGCCGGAGTAGCCCGCGTCATATTTAAAAGCGGATTAGTACCGATCGGTGTACTCGGCGCTTTTTTTATAAAAAGCGGCAACAGCGCATTTACCACCGCAGCCCGCACCTCTGCATCACGGTACCGGTCAAGGTCTTTCATCATGTAAAGCGCATTTGCAAGAAGCGGCATACCGCGTACTTCATCTAACAGCTTATCACCGCCGTACACCATCCAGCTGATCTGCCTGCCGGATTTTTCACCAAATACGGGAAGACGTGTATGCTTTATTTCATTGCCGACCACTTCGCGCACCCAATACGCAACATGCCGCCCCTGCTTGTTTAACTCAACACCGTGAATAATCCGGTTTCCGTTTTTCGGTGTATATTCAAGCGGCGTCATAATGGCATTGCCGTTAATCCAATCCCAACAAGGTAAACCTGTTTGCCCGTTAATCCGGGAAACAACAACACCGTCTCCGCAAAGCATCGCTTCAAGCCGTACCTGATTTTGAAATTCCCCAAAGGTAAGCTGCTTTTTATAATCAAAGACCGTGTAATCAGATGCATAAAGCCCAAATGCTTCACTCATTTTTTCCGCATACTGTACCGCGAGCTTTTCCCGTTCATCGTCCTTTTTATCGGGCCAAATAATCGCGCTTATTGGTGTCGGTTCCGGCATCATACCGGTAAAAATTTCATTGCGCAAAATCCGCTTGATAATTCCCGCTGCATACAGATTTTCCGTAAATAATTGCAGCGATCTTTTCCGCAACGTAAAGTAATCGACGCCATAACCCCAAAGATAATCCCGTGTCGGGCCGAAACTTGCAGGGTATTTGTCCCCGTCAAATACGTCTTGCACAATATCGCGTACAAAATACGCCAGCACTGCATCTTGTTTTATTTCAGGAATTTGGGACGGCATAACGCTTGTATCATTTATATTTACCACGGCTGCACCCTCACCGCTCCGCCTGCAGGACGGACTCTCGTTTCTAAAATTGAAATAGTGTTTAACAATTCTTTTTGCCGTACATACAGCGATGATAAATCCGAACGCTTCACCGTTTGCCGGTCTTGTCCGGTATCGATTGTATATTCCTGCACCCCGCCGGAAGAGAGCGCCTCTTGCGTAAAATACAAAATCGCTTTTTCAATTTCATACAAAAGGCGGCGGGCATTGTTCAATTCGTCTTCCCAGAATTGCAGCGGACTATCATTGCTAAAAGAAGGGTCTATCAGTGCCATATTGCACATTATAAAATGCTAAAATTAAAAAGCTATTAACCGGTAGATGTTTTTTAAGGTTCTATAAACGCGCCTGTTTTTGCCGCTTGCCAAAAGTGCGCCCAGCTCAAACCCGGCAATCCCAAGGCATCGCGGCAATAGGCATCGGCAAATATTTCTAATGCAGCCATATTGTAGCCGTAGGTATCGAACGCATGATTGTCCGCGCCGGGACGCTGTTTCCAGATTGTTTTTTGATATTTATTCGTTTGTTTTTCGATAATGTCAACTTTGGTCTCCGCCTCGAACATTTTAAAATAATCGTCACGGAAATCATCGGGAAAATTCGGATACCAATCGGGCTGATATTGACCTTCATTCCACATCGAAACGCTCATACTATTACTGATTCGGTCTTTCATTTTTGTCGTATTGATATGATAGGCTAACGGAAGCCCGATTCGTTCAAGCGTCGAACGGTCAAAGGTTCGGTATGTTTCACCTGCTTTAATGTATTCGGCTCCCTTGCACGGATAAACACCGGCATAGTGCCTACCTGCAAACGCATAGACATAATCGGTATACCGTCCCGAATCGACAAGTGTTATCATAATCTTGTAGACCTTACCGTCATCGCCGATAAAGCGAGTGTTTTCAATGTAGGTATCAAGCGCATCCCACGGGCCGTTAAAATCTTCCGTGTCGCCGTCAATACTGAAAAAATCAAGTGTCCACGTTACACCGTTAGCAGAATAGCCTTTCACATCGACAAACAAATTCCGTTTCTGCACGTCAACCGAACAACAGACAATCAGCACCGGCGAACCGGAATCGCGAACGGCTAACTCATTCGGAATTTTACCCCGTACAAAACCGGCGCGGCGGAACTGTACCGCCCGTTCGTACTGTATCTGCTTGCCCATTTCTTCAAACGTCAAGCCTTGCTTTGTATTGCGGAATGTCCGGTACTTTTCTTTATCGCGTACACGGTTATTTTTAATATCCCAACACTCCGCCCATTGCCGCACCATATCTTCCCATGAATACATCCCCGGCGGATTATAGAGCGGCGACAAGTGAAACGACATAACGGCCGGCGTTTTACTTTTTGACGTTGCCCGCCATTCGCCTTTTTTGATAATCGCTGCCTTATCGTAATTTTTCATTAAGCGACCGCAGAATTTACACTTGTACGCAACGGTTTCCAAAAGCGGATTATATTCGGCATCATTTTCCCAAACGATACCATACCGAGAATCGTCATCATTTTCACCGTGCCAGACAAGCTCCTGCATCTTTCCGCAATGCTTACACGGTACAAAGTATTTCTGCCGATCTCCGGCTTCATAGAGCCGCTCTATCTTGCTCGTCTGTTTGACAAGCGGCGTACTTCCCCAAAAGATTTTCCGTTTTGCCGAATATGCGTCCGTCCGGTTCCGCACTAAATCGACAACGGTTCCTTCGTTTTTAATCGAGTCAGGAAAAGCGTCAACCTCATCCGCCATCACAATACGGTAACTCATACCACGGAAACGAGCAGGAGAGCGCCCTCCGAAACAATGCAGATACCCGCCCGGATATTCTTTTGAAATTGCCGTATCTCCGGTATCGCGGCTGCCTTTTTGCTTCCGATTTTGAGAAAAAATTAAATCACGCGCTCCGGCGTTATCAATCATCTTTTCAATTTTTGTTTGCACGGATGTCTTCATCAAGCCCGCATCGGCGGTTACGTATGCTTGAGGATTAGGATTACTCATAATGTTGTATAAAATTACCGTTTCAATAACGGCCGTTGTTCCGCCGAGCTGATTGCCTTTCATAAGCACGACTTCTTGTACGGGATTATCAGGCGCAAAACAATCGACAATCTTTTTAAAATACGGGAAGCGTTCCCAACTGAACCGTCCGGGAAAGGGCGTAAGATCAGCAGACAAGTACCGTACCCGTTCCGCAAACTCCGACGGCAATTCA